TGTTAAAGATCCTGATAGTGTTATATTACCATCAAATGTTGAGTTACCTGTTTGGGAAAATGGTCCTATATTTGTTAAGGTTCCACTACCCGATACAGTTAATGATCCTGTTATAGTTGTATCACCTAATGATCCAGTATTAATATCACTAATACCAGGAGCACCCTGAGAACCAGATGGGCCTTGTGCTCCTGCAGGACCTTGTGGTCCTATTGAAGCTATTTTAACTATATTTGTTAAAGGTTGATTAACGTTAACTTTATTGCTCATGTTATGTAGTTACTTCTTTACTTAATTTTACATTACCTTCTAATAACCTTATTGTAATAGGACAATGCCCACTTCCAGAATAAATTTCTAAATCATATTTAGCTTCATTAAAAGTTAAAGCTGAGCTAGTACACGCTGCTATAAAAATACCAATTGAACCAGATGTAGGGGGGGTTGTACCATTTGACCCACTAAAATTTAAACCTGTTCCATCAGGATTTAAAGAAGAAGATAAAGTTAAAAATAGTTCTCCATTATTTTGAGCAAATGTTGATCTAATTTGAAGTTTACCTGTATAATCTGTTAAATCAACTGGGTTACCTGATGAATCTGTGTATTGTATTTCAAAATCTGTAGTAGCACCTTGTTCTATTACAAAAGAATATCTTCCTGCAGCCATTTATTTTATTATAAATATAAAAAAATATTAAAAAAAATTACATTCCATTTAGCATTTCAAATATTTCATCTATTGCTTCATGACGATGATTATCTTGTAAAACTCTTTTATAAACATATTGTGAATCTCCAATTTTAGGAAGATCATGAATAGCTGAATAGTTTTGGTCTTTTAAATCAATTTGTTGATTATCACCACAAAATATCATTGTTGATCCTTTTCCAATTCTTCCTAAAGCCATTTTAAATTGAGAACGAGTTAAATTTTGAAATTCATCTACTATTACTATAGAATTTTCAAATGTTCTACCTCTAAAGTGAGCTAAAGATACTAATTCAACGTTTTCATCTGCTTCCATTTTTTCTAATATAGCAGGTTTATTATAAACTTTTCTCATATTAGAACGAATAGGTACTAACCAAGGTTCCATTTTTTCTCTTTCATCACCAGGTAAAAAACCATTGTCTTCAGTAGAGACTGTAGGTCTAGTAATTATAATTTTATTTATTTCTCTTTTAAAAAACATATCTAAAGCTATTTGACATGCTAATAAAGTTTTACCACTACCTGCTTTACCTACAATAAAATTATATGGGTGGTGGAGTATAGCTTGTTTTGCTGCTTTTTGTTCTTCAGAAAGTGTTATTGAAAATTTAACTGCTCCCTTAGGTGGAGTTTTTTCTATATTTGGTTTAGCCATTACTGTAACATTTGATAATAAATATAAAAAAAAGCCTGACTTTCGTCAGGCTTCTTCAATCTTTATGATTTATGCTCTTATAGAGTGTTCAAATCATTTACGAAGACACGTCCATAGAATTCAGGTCGAATCATCTTCTTCGCGTAACGAGTCAAGAGACCTTTACGTGGTGTAAATGTATCTGGATCGTATACTAGAGGAGTCATAATTAACGGAACATATGGGGCAAATACTGCTCCTGTTTCCAAGAATTGAGAACCTCTATAACCCATTAGGATTACATTCTCAGTCATGTATGGGTTCTTGTAAACCGTATAACGGTTATTCAAGTTACCTGCTTTTTGGATACCAAATGCATAAGACATTTTAGCAGTATCACCATCAGATGTTGAAGCAAATCCAGGAATTGATTCTAAGACTGTACCTACTGTTGGAGAACATACTAAGAAATTAGCACCACCTCTAAGAGTCTTTTGGTGAATTTTATTAGACACTTTTTGGAATTTAGTTCCTAAAGTTTGGAACCATTGTCCTTGTGTGTTAAAAAATCCTAGATCTACATATCCATTTTTATCACTGTTTAATGCTCTGTTATTTTGTGCATACCAGTACTCATCAGCAGCAGAAGCATCTTGAATTAACATATCCAAGTTTTCCAAATCAATTTCTAATGAAATATATTCACTCATGATTGAAGTTAATTCCGCTTCAGCATCCAAAGATTGGTAAGCGTTCAAATCTTGAGCAAATTCTGGTGTCCATTGTGCTTTTAACTTACGTGTTTTAGCAACAATAGCCTCAGATTTCATTTTAATATCAATTTGAGGGATTGCTAACTGATCAGCAGATGTTGATTCAGCGTTAGGGAATCCAGCTCCACTAGCATCTTCAAAATCACCTCTGTTGTTATCAGCTGGTTGTACATTATAAGTAACAACAAAATTTTCAGCTAAATCAGCAAAGGAGGCTGAAGATACAGCGTGAATAAAGGTTACAGTAGAACCATTAACAGAAGTATATTGTGGGCGAATTGTAGATGTAGTAGCAACAGAAGCTGAAGTAGCTGTAAATGCTCTAACACCTTTATAATCTGGGTTTGTAGCCCCTGATCCAGTTAGAGATGCCATATCAATTGAAACAGCAGAGAAAGTTACACCACCAGCAATTGAAGCAGATAATGTTGAATCATAATCAACTTGTGACCAAGTAGCTTTAGCAATTGTACCTGCTAATGAAGCTGATTTTTGGTTAATTGAATAAGCAAATCTACCAGCACCATAAAGACCACCTGATGGATCAGCATCGGGTCCTGGGTCTGTATCACCATACATTGAAGCAGGTGAAGTATAAGCATCACCAGATGGTCCAAAGTTTAGTTCTTTACCTTGTCCATATTGGAAATCAAGAAAAAATACAAGACCTGAAGGTAGGTTCATTGGTTGAACAGACATGAATTCTTTAGTTGATAAAGATCCAAATACTTTTCTTACCAATGGAAGCGCTACTCCAGCCCATTGCTCACCTTGTCCAGCTGTAAACGTACCACCACCTTGGTTGGTAGCGGATGCTTCAGTTACAAGCTGTTTAGCTTGGTTTTCGAGGATCATCGCCATATTGTTTTTTGCAATCTCGCCATCGAGACCTTCTAACAATCCGGTTTTACCCCATTTTGATGCCATTTTAGCAGCATCGCTCTGCAAGTTTTTATAACTATTTGCAGAGTTTTCGAGTAATGAATTAATTGTTGACATTTGTTTAAGTTTTTGTCGTTTTTAAATTATTTAATAATACCTGCCAATTTTTGCATTCTAGCGAATACTTCGTTAGATTCAACAATTGGTTTTTTAGTTGTTGGTATTGTTGTCGCTTTAGAAGCTCTACCTAAGTTTTCTTTAATAGTTGATTTTTTAACTTTTAAACCTTCGTTTAAAGTTTCATATATCAACTTAGCTTCCTTAGTGGTATTTGCTTTATCAAACGAGCTTAATACTTTTACTTTTTGACTTTCGTTCAAGTTTTTACCCTTGAAAATTTTATTTGTGTAAAGAAGTTTTGCATTTAATAAATTAGTTGCGTTAGTTTCTTTAACAGCTTCGTTTAAATCAGATTTTAAAGATTTATTTTCAGCTTGAAGTTCAGCAATCTCTTCAGACATGTTATCTTTTTTAACATTATCTTTAAGATCATTTGCTATATCAACTACTTCTTTCGGTGATTTAGCTTTACTAAGTTTACTTCTGATAGCAGCTACTGCTATTCCAGTTGCAGCAGAAACGAAAGGAATCATAGCTGCAATCATACCAGCAACTTGATCAGGGGAGGAATCTAATCCAAACATTACTCCTTCTTCAATTTCTTCTTCTTTCATAGATTTTTTAGAATCATCTTCTTCGTACTTCATTTCTTCTTCAATTTCTTTTAACAATTCTGTTAAATCAACTTCTTCTTCATCAGACATTTCCATTTCTTCACCTTCTTCATCCATGTCGTCTTCAGCGCCTTCACCTGCTTCAAGTTCCCCTGATTCAATCATGTCAGCGATTACGTCTTCGATCATTTTTTTAAGGTCTTCATCAGTCATGTCTTCAAGATCAAGTGGTTCTCCTTCTCCATCCATGTCCATATCATCCATGTCATCGTCATCTTCCATGTACATGCCTTCTTTGACATCATCTTTGTCGTCGGATTTTTTTCCTTCATCCACTTCACCTTTTTCTTCTTCTTCTAATTCAGCTAATAGTTCTTCCAAATTCATCTCGTCTATAGATTCTTCCATCTTTTTAGAATCGTCTTCGTCGTACATCATTTCTTCTTCCATTTTTTTAGAATCATCTTCGTCATACATCATTTCTTCTTCCATTTTTTTAGAATCGTCTTCGTCGTATTTCATTTCTTCTTCCATTTTTTTAGAATCGTCATCTTCGTCGTACATCATTTCTTTAACATCATCTTCTTCATATTCCATTTCTTGGATTTTTGCAGATAACATTTCTTTTAAACGAGGTGTGAAGGCTTCTTCTAGAGCTGTCTTAGCGTTTGCTATTGCCATTTCTTTTACGGCTTTAGCATCTGCGATTGCTTCTTTAAGCAAATCTCTGTTTGTTGCCATTTTTCCTAAATTTTATTTTGTTGGGAAAGTACGTTTATTTAAAAAACGTAATAGAATAATTAATTGTGATGCCACATAGAATCGTGGCATATTCTCATATACATATATGAGGAGGAATTAAAGTCGCACTACATTACAGGACAGGTGCCCTTAGCGCATAATATTTCGGTAATAATTGAATTAGTGCGCGCATATGGATGAAGAAATGTAGATCTAGATTCATTTAGTTGACCATTTTTCATCCAAGAATCTGGGTTAGATGGATTAGATACTAAATCCCAAGTAAGTAATTCAAAGTCATCTTGTACTTCCATTACTTCTCCCATTTGTTTTAATGAACCCATTCCACGAGAAGATATACCTATAATTAAACCATTTTTAACTAATGCTCCTGCTATACGACCAGATTCAGTTCCAAGTGGTCCTTCATCACAAAATATTTCTACTTTACCTATTATTTCATCACCACTCCACCTTACTTCTCTAATAGCGTGTGATGCATTTTTTAAATTTATTACTTGAGAATCTGGGTGGTCTAGTTCACCACAAGTTTCGGTTGATTTTTGGTCTATTTTTCTTTGAAAATTATTAATTTCACGCTCCCATAACTCTTTTTTATAATATCTACCATTGCCATTTTTAACCTCAACAGTTGCTAAAATACCTTCAACAAAAATGTTTCCTCCTCTGTTTAGTCCTTCTACAAGTCGAACAGGACTTGGTTTAAATTGTCTAGTTTCTATTAAGAGTTCTTTATTCATGATTGTGTATTAATAGTCCATTCCATCAAACTTACCTAAAATATCCCTTTCAAGTGTGTTTCTATGCTTTGGGTAATCTGATAGTATTGAGTCTAATTCTTCTCCAGCATCATATCTAGCTTCAGCATCTTCTTTAGCAACTAAATAATCGGCAGGTGCTTCCATATCTTCTTCAAGTGCATCATCTAATTCTTTTGCTGCTGTAGCTGCTCTTTCTAATTCATCTGCTGTTTCACTAGCTGCGGCAGAAGTTGCTTCTGCATCTTCACTTGCTACTTCAGAAATAGGTTCATCTTCATCAATTACTTCTTTTTTAGGAATAGATTTCATTTTTTTAGCTTCTTTAGCAAGTGCTTTTTCAATTTTAGCTTTAGCTCTTTCTAAAATTTTAACTTCTTTTTGGAGTTCTTTAACTTTCTTTTTATCAGTTAAAGCTTTCATAGCTTCGTCTTCGTTAATTCTTTCAAGAAATGAACTTTTCTTTTCAATTAATTCATTAATTTTAGCTAACTTAGATTCATATACTTCATATTCAGCTAACTTATTAATTTCAGCTAATTCTTTATGAACATTTTCTCTAATTACTGTTCTAATTTTAGATTCGTTTAATGATTCATTTTTAGGTGATTCAGGTTGACCCATTCTTTTTCTAAGATCTTTTTTAAATTTTTCCCAAATTTCATCAAACCCATCATCATCTTTATCTTCAAATATATCATCATATCCTTCTTCTAATTCTTCATTAATTATAGAACGAACTACTTTACGGATTTGAGTTTCTTCATTTAAATTTTTTGGAATAGGTAATTCAATTTCTACTTCATCTCCATCTTCACTATCTACATCCATATAAGCAACATGAATAATATCTTGTATTTGATCAACTCCAATACCTGACATTGAATATCCAGGATATTTTTTTAATCCATAATCTCTAGCATACTCAAATTCTTCATCAGTTGCTTGAACTATGTTAGACATTCCTAATTTTTTCTTAGCTGCCTTAAATAGTCTTTTAATAGTCTCTTTAATTCCTTCATTAATTGATTCTTGGATTGGTTTTAACCTTTTTACTGAAACTTCAATAAATTCATCATTCCAATCAAGTTGTGCATAACCACCACCAATATTAACAATAGTAGCTATACTACCATCAAATCTTACTTTATCACCAACTTTAAATGAATGGCTTTCTATTCCTTCATTTAAATTACCATACCCAGAAGATTTATATTTACCTTTAGGTTCTTTTGGCTCACCTAAACCAGGTGCATCCATTGTATATCCTAAATCTTTTACACCAAACTGACCTTTTTCAGTGTAATATGTAGGATTTTTTTCAAGATTTTTAATTACAATGGCTTTTAATTGTTCCATTGTTTTGCTTTCATTTTTAGGATCCTTCATTTCAGTATAGTATCCTTTCATAATCTGATCAAAGATTAAATTATCAGGATTTTTCTTATCCTCATAATCAAAATTCTTTTCAGCATCTTCTTCTACTTGTTTTGAAGTTTTCTTAAGTTCAGCTTTTTCATCATCAAAATGTTCTTTCTTTGCTTCAGCTAAAAAGTTTTCAAATGCTACTTCAAATGATTCTTTTTTAGAAGGTTGTAATTGGTTAATTGGTTCTAAACCAACAACGTTTTCATTAATAAGATTTTTAGTTTTAAGTACATTTGCTACTTCTGTATATGTAGCAGAATTACGAATTAAACCAGGAAACTGTCGTTTAGCTTCCTTAATAAAGATATCTTTATGTCCTTTACCTTCTTTAATTAACAAATACTGGTCTTGTAATGTCTTTTTCATTTATTTTTCTGTTAACAGTTCTTTTATTTCTTTTAAATAGTTTAATACTATTTCTATTGGTTGTGTGATATCATATGAACCAGCGTTTCCACCATATAATTCAATTGTATCATTTTTTGCATTAGAAACTAATGGTGTTATTTCATTCATTAATCTCTCAATTTCATCTAACCCAGCTAAACGACGTTTTTGAAAATCGTTCATTTCGTTTAACTTTTCTTCTTCAAACAATTTTTTTATATCATAAGATTTAGGCTTAATTTTAGGTACAGGCTTAAATCCTAATTTATAATAATAAATATTTTTAGCTCCTTTAGCTTTTTTATTTTTATTAAAAGCTGTTGGAGTAGCATAGTTAGCCCCTTGTCCTGGGGTAAAAGAAGCACCACCTTGGTTAGTAGCGGATAACTCTTTTAATTTTTTTCTTACTATTTCTTTAATTCTATCCATTAGCTGTTTCTAGTTCATCTACTAAATCACAATATTGTAGTAAATCAACTAAATCTTTATCTTTAAGTTTGTAATTTTTTGATGGAACTTTAATTAAAGAAACAACCTCAGCAATTTTTATTTTAGTAACTTTATTTTTAGTATTTTTATTTAAACCTATTAATTCTGTTTTGATTTCATGTATTTTATCTGTATAAAACTTTTTTAAACGAGGAGCATTATCAATTGAATTAATATACTCTTTAAGAATTAATTTTTGTTTTTTTGCTAAATTATCATATTTACCATTAAACTTTTCCATTAAAATTTTATAAGTAAGTAATTTAGTATCTTTATCAGATTTATTTACTTCTTCCATTACTTCATCTCTAACTTTACTTTCTTTAATAGAAGCAACAGTTAAATGTTCTAAAATAGTAATTTTATTTTGAATTAGTTGTTCTGGGTTGGTAATGTTAGAGTTATTTAGCTCTAATAGGGTATAAAATGCAGCAAAAGGTTTATAATTAGGGAGTTTATGATTAAAAAAATGTGTTAAATCATAATGTTTTTTAATTTCATTAATTAGGTTATATTTTTGCCTTTTAATAGCTCCCCTATTTAAGGATTTTGATGATTCAATTAAAGTAGAAATTGTAATAGAAGCTTTAGCTTCAGTTAATGATGTTCTTTTTAAAAGAGATTCATATAATTTATACTCTCTTCCCAACTCAGATTTTACAAAATATTTTTGTAGTATATCTTTAGCAGGTGACGTTTTATTCTCTAAAGTATCAGTAGTAATTTGGCGTACTAATAATTCAAATAGTATACCAGTATTCTTGTACTTTGAATGTTTAACTTGCATTCTTAATAAGTTTGTTTATTTATAAATATATAAAAATCTATTATTGTTTTATTTGATTTTCATCTAATAAGGAACTTCCTTTAATTTCTTTTTCAAAAATCATTTGTTTTTTCTGATTTTTTAAATCATTAAACATTTTTTTATTTTTATTTCGTTTATTTTTTGTTTCAAGTGCTAAAGGAGAACCACCTTTATAATTAGGCTTTATTGAATCAGATGCATCATTATCAGTTTTCATTCCAATTGCTCCTATTCTATCTTTACCAAGAGCATTATCTTGTGTATTTTTATTAGATACTTTTTCTTTTGGTCTACCTAATGGTTCTTTATCTTCATCATATCCCTCAGGTACTTCTCCATTATCATATCTATTTCTACCATATAATGAAGCTAAATCATGGGGTGTACCATATGATTTACCTGTTTCAAGTGGATCATTACCTTCATTTTCAATTTGATTAATACGAAATTTACGTTTAGCATCTTGAGCAATTAAATCTCTATATTCACTATAATCATCTTCACTTAAATGGAATATGTGCTCATATACAAAATCAGTAGGCATTAACTTATTATCTAAAATTTGATTAGCTAAATCAACTTTTTCTTTCATTAATGCTACTCTTTCTTGATCATAAATTACAGAAGGATTAGTTAACGAAAGTTCAAAATTTACTAAAGCGTCATCTTTATAACCTTGTGCGTATAAATGGACTAATGCAATTTTAGTAAGTTCTGAAACTATAATTCTTTGTATACGTTCAATTGTACGAGCAAATCTAATATCTTCAGCAGCTAATGTAGCTTTACCAGTTAAATCCTTTTCATAACCCATAAATGCTTTAGGTACTTTAAGAGCAGCAAATAATTTATCTCTTAAATATTCTACATCTTGAATTCCATCATATTGTAATCCACCTAAATTATCTATTTTAGTTGCTTGATCATTACCTCTTACAGGAATATAATAATCCTCTAGTAAGTTTTGCATATTATATTTTAAGTTATAATCTCCTGTTTCTTGATCAATATAAGGAGTACGTTTCATTTTTGATATTGTCTTTTGCATAAAGTTTTCAACTTCAGCAGGTGCAATATTTCCAACATTTATATAATAAATACGTTTTTCGGGAGCACGAACAATTCTATGAATTAACATAGCGTCTTCCATCATTGTATATTGTTTAAATAGCTTACGTCCTGGTTCTAGATATGACCTACCATAAGGTAAAAAATTAGTATCTGAAAGTAATCTAAAATGTGCTACTTCATAATTATCAAAATAAATAGCTTTATCATTGTCATTAGTTTGATAACTAGAATTAGGAACTGAGTATTGTCCATATGATTGATTAATACCATCTGGATCAAATCTATATCTTACATCAGCGGGTCTATCTGGGTTGAAACCATCTTGTCTTTCTATATGGAATGCATTGTATGGTATAACATTATAAACACCAAATTTTTCAGAAATTTCTAGTTTTAAAAAGAAATCTCCATATTTACACATGTTTCTAATCCAAGGCCATAAATTAAATTCTATATTTAATATATCATAAAATAAATTATATAATATTTTTTGCACATCTTCATCAGAACTTTTAATTTGAAGTACTTCTCCCATATCGTTTTTTAAAGTACATTCATCAGAAATAATATCTAAAGCAGAAGCTATAATTGCATCTGTATCCATTGCATCATATTCAGAATATAATTGAGGTCTTAACATTAAGTAGTTATAACTACTCTGGTATCCATAAATTGATGTATTAGCATTAGTATAAATTCTATTAAATCTATCTACTAAAGCATTAGTTTCATATTCACCTGAAACTTGAATTTTGTTTATATCAATTACTTTTAATTGATCTTCTCCATCATTTCTAATAATTACATCAGTTGAAAATAATCTTCTTAATCTTCCAAATAATCCAGTATCTGCCATTTTTTATTTTTTATAATAGCCAAGAAATATCTTCTTCGCCGTTTGAATAAGGGTTATCTATTTTATAGGGGTTTTTAAAAGTACCATTGCTTGAATAACCACCCGAATATTTTGAGGTATTATTACTAACATTATTTAACATACTTTTAGTCATATCCATTCCTTGTTGTCTTAATTTAAATGCTGTTTCTCTTAAATAACAGCCTATAGAAAATGCCATAACTAAATCATCATTATACCCTGTTTGGGCTTCAGCTCTACCATTTCTCCATATAAATACTTTCA